TGCAACAGTTGTCTGCTACTGAAATTCGTATTATCGCCCGCGAAGAAGTTGCCAACGGTGCAGGTGCCGCCGCGGCAAGAGACTTGTCTAACGCAAATAGTCCGTTGTCTCGATCGATGGCGAATAACACTGCGAGCAGAAGGAAGCGATAATGGGTGTTGCCGAAAGAACAGCTTTCTTATTGAACAGCTCTAGTGATGTTGCGGAATTGGAAACAGTTGAAATTTTTCATTCAGAGTTTTCACAAACGTTTTTCTTTGTTCGTAATAAAACTGACGGCTTAGTCGCCAATAACGAAAACGATGATACATTAACGTTTTTGTATTTGCCGATGACAATCGAAGAATCAAAAGTCAACGACAGTTTAGACTATTCGTTGGTATTCGAACTCGGCGACGTAGGTGAGCTTTTACCTTCAGAGTTTGACAGAATCAGCGTTCAGGGTTTCAGCGAATCGCCGTCCTTGACGTACCGTACTTTTCGCAGCGATGATCTGTCATTGTTGCAAGGCCCAATACCGTTGAAAATTAAATCATTTGTTTTCAATGCAACAGGTTGCACTTTTGAGGCTTCTGCTGATAGGGCGAACCTATCGAGGACTGGCGAATTCTACACCGTTAGTCGATTCCCAATGATGCGAGGTTTGCAATGAACACTCAAATTAGCAACGGCGTAATCACCTCGATTAGCATTGGTCAGACTCCCGCACAATACGCACAAAGTGGTTCGGTCATTCATCCGTTCGTGCCACCGAGCGTAACAATCCCGCAAGCCAAACAGGTGGGGAACGGGTCGCCTAACAATCGACCGAATGGCGGTCGCAACGCTCGTCGAGCAGGCGAAAGAATACCCGATATTTATGGTAAGGTTTTGTCTTACCCCGATGTAATTTCTTTACCTTATGTCACCGGCAACAACGGCATTCGTTACGAAATGAGCTATTACTGTATTGGCCGAGGAGAATACGACTTAGGCACAATCTACAATGGCGGTGTCCCACTGGATGAATTTTCAAACTACATAAAGTATGACGTTTACGGTCCCAACACTTCGCCGTTGTCAAATCAAGGCACGGTCGGATACCCCTTCGCGGCAGTAATAACGGAAGATGTGCTATTGGGCGAATTTCTTTTGTTGATCGCCCCTAATCACCCGGACGCAGCCGACGATTTAGTCCAAGGGCCGTATTTCTTTCATGGTGTTGATAACATAACAGCCTTATTCAACACAGTGGCTTCGTCGTCCACAACGTCATTTACCAGCACCGTATCTTTCAGAATGACTTTTCGCGAAATCGACGCCAACGATCAACCTTTCGGTCCAAGTCACATAGAGAACATAATGGTGACACGGATTGTAAATAGTCTGAATTTCACGTCGTACACTTCCAATCAACCGTTCGGGCAAAACTTCCAAGTAACATTACAGCGAACGAACAACGAAAATAACAACTTTGCATTGCCCGCTGTTTCTCGTCTTTATGGAGTTGCCGACTTGAACGGTTTGCAACATTTTGGAGACGTTACAACTCTTCGAATTGCTCGTTCGCTTTTTTACTTCGAAGACACCCCCAACCTAGAGACAATTAGCGTTCAAGCAACTCGGAAGATTAACGGTGTTGGTACATCTTCGTTTGCCAAAATCGCAGAAGCCGTTTGCTTAGATCCTGCAATCGGCAACCGTTCGGCAACCGAAGTTGATTCGGCAGGTCTCAACGCGACCAAAACCGCAGTAGATTCCCTGTTCGGAACAACCAAAGTCAGCGAATTCAATTACACGTTTGACGACGGCGATATTAGTTTCGAAGAAACATTAAACACTATAACGCGGGCGGCATTTTCCACTGTTTACCGAGAAGGGCCGGTTTTAAAATTCGCGTTAGAAGGTGAAACCCCAATCGCGAAAATGGTTTTTAACCATAGAAACAAAGTTCCTCGAAGCGAACAACGGGCTTTGTCCTTTTCCCGATTAGGCGAACAAGACGGCGTGCGTTTCGAATACTCCAACGTCACAACGGCCACATTACTCGATTTGGTATTGCCCCCGAATGCCGCCCCGATAAATCCAAACATTGACGCACCTGTGGGTATCACCAACCGATTGCAAATGTACTTCCATGCCCACAGGGAGAACAACCGCCAACAGTACAGAAATTCGTCTGTTGAATTCGTAGCGTTGGCAGAAGCAGCCTTGTTGAAAAAAGGCGATTACATTGTTGTCGCCGATAATACCCGGACACAAACAGCGGACGGCGAGGTGACCAAGAAAGAAGGCTTGGTTTTAACTCTAAGTCAACCGTACGAATTTGAAAGCGGTGTGCAATCAACGATCTTCGTTCAGACCGTGAGCGGCGTTGTTGAAAGTATTGACATTTCGCCGATCGCAGGAGATAAGCACAAAGTCTTGCTATCGGTCGATTTGCAGAATGAAATTTCTACTTCTCCTGACAGCTATTGCCGTGCGACCTACGAGATTCTAAAAGATGGCGATGAACGCAGGGGGCTTTATCAGGTGGAATCCGTAGAACCTCAAGGCAACGGCTTGTTTAACCTTCAGGCTGTAAATTTTGATAGTCGCTACTTCGCAAACGATGCCGATTTTATCAACGAAGTAGTAGACGCAAACGGGGAACTTCTCTGATGCCAAACAACAATTATTTCACAGGTAGTTTTGAGACTTTGCCGTTCATTCCAGAACGATCAGGTTACTCAGCTAACCAAGCGGACGGTGTGATTTCTGTCGAACTCGACGGTGGTGCGAGTAGGCGGCGGCAAGACGTGATAGGCAAGGCATCAAACGTCAGCGTCCAATGGCGGCTGACTTACAAAGAATACGATTACTTTCGGGCGTTCCTACAATTGATTTCTAAGAACGCAAGCAAGTCGTTCCGCATGGGGTTGATCCTAGACAGCCCCGATGTCACTGAGTACACCTGCAAGTTTGTACCGGACAGCGTTAGCGTTTCCGACCCTTCAGGGGCTCACTACATTGTCACGGCACAACTGGAAGTCTTGCCAAACGTCAATGAAAATTACACATTGCCGTACTTGCTTAGTTTGCGTTCCGAACTAGGTATAAGCGGTGGTTTTCAGGCTTACAACTTTGACGGTGTTGACGACCACATAAGTTTTGAAGACTTGCAATTATCTGCCGACTTCACGATCGGTTTCTTTTATCGTTTTAAAGGTCAAGTGTCCTCAAACGTGCCTATTTGCGGCGGACCTGATTTGGCAGGTGACGCCAACGAACAATCGTTCGTTGTGTTCAACCAAACTAACCAACGTTGGCAACTATCAGCCGACGGAGGAGTAACACAGGGGATCTTCCCACGTGGCGAAGGCGTGTTGTTCAGCGAAAAACTCTACCATGTGGCGATTGTTCGACAAGGGACCAACTTGGCTGTTTACGTGAACGGTCGATTGCGTGCTAGCGACGTTCGACCAGCAAGCCTAATGACATTGTCTCGCTTAGGACAAACAATTAACGATGTTACGTTAATGAGGGGCTTACTTTACCAATTTTCTGTTTTCGACCGAGCACTATCATCGGAGGAAATTCAATTTCTGTACGACGGTACAGGGGTCGAACCAACGACAAACCCACAACTCAAATTTCTTTCCAACGAAGGTGTCGGAAATCAATCTTTCGACACCTCACCCAACGAGAATCACGGTAGCATTATTGGTCACGACGAAGATGAATTTTTTGTCGATGAACGCCCTAGTGACAAATGGTTGTCCTATGATTTTCGCAACAACATCGGAAACAATGTAACGTTCACCGATCAAACTTTCACGGGCGATTTTTCGTTTGGTTGTTGGTTCAACCACACAGACGAAAATAACCGAATGACTTTGTTCGGCGGAACTTCTTGCTTCTTCATGTTTGACACTGTCGGCGTTAAACGCTGGCGATTAAACCAAGACACTGGCGGCAGTTCGATATTTTTCGCTAACGAAGAAGACGTTCCAGTTGTGGGAACTTGGCAGCACGTAATGCTTGTGCGAAACGGTTCAACCCTAAGTCTGTTGCTTGACGGGGTAGTGGTTCAAACTCGTAGTATTACAACAATGGGCAATCTCACGGTGTCTCGCCTTGGCAGTGGATTGAACGGTGCGTTATTTTGCAACGCGAAAATTCGAGATGCTTGTTTTTTCAATCGAGCGTTGACCGACGCAGAAGTGCAATTTGTTAAAGACGACGGTGCATCGGGAGACAATCCGACCGCGGCCAATTTGCAGTTGCGGTTTAAGGCAGACGAAACCGCAGGGGCGATAGCTTACGACGTAGCGGGCAATGCAAACGGCACGATTGCGGCAAGTCAAGGCTTTCAAAACTTCCATGCGATCGAAGATGCACCGGCTTAGAACAGCGTCATTTGCTCGCGTGGATCGGCAAAGTACCCAACGTCTTTGAGTATTTGATACGATCGCCTGACGTACCAAGAGTAATCTATGTCTGACGGCAAATTTTCAAGTTCCATCAAAGGTACACCGCCGTCAGTCTCAGAGACTTTGTTGGTACGGCCCGCAGCGTTCGGCTTTTGGTTGTAGATTGCACCGTAATCGTTCTTGCGAATGTACCAACGAATTACTTTGCCCAGTGCGACCTTGTCTTTTACCGCCCCGCCGTTTACCCGACGAATCCCGATAAACTTTGATACGTCCTTACATTGCTTAATGTAAGTGGCAATGTCAATCTGCTTTGGATCGTCGTGAGTTTTCAGAAACTGCATTACTGCTTCTGAGCAGATTTGAAAATTGGGGTTAACCATCAGCATTTGACGATCGGGGTTTTCCATGCTGAATTCATTGACATATACGCCTTTGGCCTTGATTTTACCGTCCGGGCAAACTGCCATATAAGAATTCACGTCGCGGCTGTGCAGGCTCGTGTACGCGGTCTCTTCCGTCACGAAAGCCGTTTCCCGCTCCCATTGAGCGACGATCGCCTCGTAGTCCGCCTGCTTGCCCTGTGGGCACAACATGACGATCCCGTCAGTGTTCGCCGACACGACTTGAATTCCGCCAAGCTCTAACGCTTCAATTAGATAAAGCAACGACAGTTGGCCGGTGATTGTCACCTGTACTAACAAATGAGGCGAATAAAAGATTGACCAGCGACTGCCGAGTTTGCCAAAACAACCGTTGATGCAAATCTTTAGGCTTTCGCTGGTTTGTTTGTCTTTTGCTTTTTTGGCTTTCAGCCGCCTGTCCACAATGTCACGATAAACGTGAAGAAAATCTTCACCAATATGTCGCGGGTATAACCCTTGGTTTAGAATGATCGCAGGGTAATAACTTGCAACGTCCCGGTCGTAAATCTGTGTGGTCTCAGTGGTGTAAAGCGAACGCTTCTTTTCTTCTGAATGCAGTCCACCGATACCTAACGTGTACGACGTTTTGTTTAGTTTGACTTTCCACAAGTTTTTCGCTGTCACCTGCACACCGTCTTGTAGTACCTGTACTTTGCCGTCGGTGTCGATAACAAACACAGTATCGTAAATCTGTTTCTTCAAGCGTTGCATCAACGGCGTTTTGAAATTCAAATAACCGGGATCGGCGAATTGAAATGTCTCGCCCTTCGGCGTAACAGGTGCTTTGTGGCGAATCCCTGTTTGCGATTCCAGCTCAGTGCCGATTGCTTTTTCGGCAATCTGAGCGTCCGACGAAGACCTTAAGTCATAACCATAGGTCTTGCTCATATCTTCGCGTAGTTCAATTGGTTTGCGAAGTTTGTGATAGAGAAGCCCAGTTACTTCTAAATCGTTTACACAATACGTTCGCAACTGTTGAATTTCGGCTTGTGTGACCGATGCGTCGTGAGCTATCGGAAGCTCTTGTAAACGACGAGAGTGCATTCTTGCCCCGTAATGCTTCAACGAAAGCTTTTGAGCAGCCGCAGGAGCTA